TTCTTTGCGGAGGACACTTCCTTTGATCGATCTTTCTGACTTCGATACCAAGCGCGCTGAAGCCGGCGAGCGGATGGTCGTCAATTATCCGGGGAGCATGCCGCCCGTGCCGCTCGCCAACGGCGAGGACGAACCGGTCGCGCTGATCCTGCGCGGGATCGACAGCGGTCCCTACCGCAGCGTGCGGCGCGAGCTCGTCAAGCGGCGGCAGGAAGCGAGCGCCCGCAACAAGGGCAACCTCCCCTTGGAAATCATGGAGACCGAAAGCCTCGATACCGTGCTCGCCTGCCTCGTCGGCTGGGAAAACATCGTTCTGGATGGAGCGCCGGTCGAGTTCAATCCCAACAACGCGCGGCGGGTGCTCGTGCGTCTCCCGTGGCTGATCGAACAAGCGGAGACGTTTTTGCATGACCGCCAAAATTTTATCGCACGCTTGCCGAACGGCTCTGCGACGTAGTCCGCGATCGCGAGCACAAGACGCCACCGCCGCCCGAAGCGAATTATCTGCTTGAGTGGTTCTATGGCCTCGTCGGCCTGCATACTGCGGGCATGTCGTCGGTGAACCCGCTGCAGCCCACTGAGGTCGAGGCCTGGTTCAGGCTTATGCGGATCACGCCGACGCCCTGGGAAGTCGACACCATTTTTCAGATGGACGCGGCTTTTCTCGACCAGCTCCACAAGAAATCGAAGCGCAAGGGCATGGCCAAGGTCGACGCCAGCGATACGGCCGGCGTCACCAACCTGATGAATAGTTTTGTGCACCGCAAACCCAACGGATCGATGATTTCCAAACATGGCAAGTGAACGCTCTGTCAGCATTATCGAGACGCAGTCCAAAACCTCGGGCTTCGTCGAGTCGGCGGCGCAGGCGGCGAAGCTCGATTCGGCCATCGACGCCGTCACGGTGTCGACCAAGGAACTCGACAAGGCGCAGATCAACCTGCAGGGCGCCCTCGACCGGCTCGACGCCAAGTTCAACGAGAGCGTCCGCGCCGGTAACGAGATGGCGCGCGTGCAGGATCTGATCGCCCGATCGCGGGCGCAAGGCATCGGCACCGAGGAGCAGTACGCGCGCATCCTCAATGGCGTCACTGAGAAGCAGAACGCCGCCCTGCAGCGCTCGCTCGGCATGCATCAAAGTCTCGGCAAGGCTGTCAACGACAACGCCAAGAATTTCGGGCTGGCCTCGCACCAGATCCAGAACCTCGGGTTCCAGCTCAACGACCTGGTCGTCCAGATCGGCTCCGGGGGCGGCATTTTCCGGCCGCTGCTGCAGCAGGGCGCGCAGGTCCATCAGATCCTGTCGATGTCGGAAGGTGGCGTCGGCGGGGTTCTGTCTAAGGTCGCTGCCAGCATGCGCGCCATCGGCCCTGCTGCCATTCTCGGTTGGGGTGCCGCTGCGACGGCGATCGGCGCCGTGGTTACCGGCACAGTTCTCGCCATCAAGGCGACCATCGATTACCAGCAGGAACTGGCCGACACGCAGCGCATCCTGACGAGTGGCAGAGGCCGCATGTCGGGCATCACGCCCGGCGATATTGAGGGCGCCGGAGCTGGGGCTGCAAGCGCCGCTGACAGCAAGATTGCGCGCTCGGACGCGCGGGCTGCGGCGCGGGAATACGCCAGTCTCGGCAAGATCGGTCGCGAGGTGATGACCGACCTGACGGGCCTGACCGATCAGTACGCCAGAAGCCTCGGCATCGAACTGCCGCAAGCCGCCAAGGAACTCGGCGCGGCGTTCGCCGACCCTGCCAAGGGTGTCGAGTTTCTCGCCAACCGCCTCGGCATCCTGGACGCAGCGCAGATCAACAACATCCAGACGCTGGCGCGCACCGAAGGCGCCTACGCCGCGCAAAAGGCATTGATGGAGGCAGCGAAGAACGCGGTCCATGGCTTCGGCGAGGAGATGTGGACCGTCAGCAATATCGCGAAGCGGTTCTCCAAGGATGTCTCTGATGATTTCGACAGATTGAACCAGGCGATCGGGCGGGCCTTGTCGCCGGGGACGCTGGATCAGCAGGTTAGAGCACTCCAAGAGGCACAGAAAAACGCCAGGTTCGAGGAGCAGACAAGACCGCCGGGTGCGGCGAAACAGGAAAGTCGGGACGAAGAGCTCCTGAATAGAGGCGAAGAGCTGCGCCGCCAACAGGCCGCAGGAATGGCCCGCACGGCGCAGGCAGGCATCATCCAGTTCCAGCAGCTCGGCCGCGAAGCCGTCGCTGCTCTCGATCCGATCGGCCAAAAATTCATCGACCTGGAAACCAAGGCCAAGGCTCTTCGCGACGCGATTTCCGTAACCGGACCGGGGCCGGAACTCGACGCTCTGCGCAACGCGCTCGAGATGGTCACCACCGCGATGGACGGCGCGACGACCGCCGCCGAAGCGCGCGAGCAGGCGATGGTCAATCTGCAGGCGCAGAGTAACCTCGCCATCAGTGCGATCCAGGCCGAGACGCAGGCGACCCTGGCCAAGACCGACGTGGATCGGATGGCGGCGGCAGAGCAGCAGGCCGAAATCGCCAGAGCGCAGGCCATCCAGGCGCTGCGCGGCACCAATGCGACGCAGCAGCAGATGGAGATAGCCGGCGAGATTGCCTACCAGCAGGCAATGGCCCAGTCCAACGCGCAACGCGCGACCAGGATGGCGCAGGCCGAAGAGGAGATCGCGCAGGGCGCAAGGGAACTGGCCCAGCAGAAGCTCAACATCCAATCGCAACCGGCAGCAGCTCAGGCGCAGGCGAGCGCCGCCTCGGAGCGGGCCTATGCTGCCGCTATCCAGGCGGGCAATACCCCAAGGCAGGCCGCTGTCAAAGCCGAGCAGGCCCACAACGCGGTCATGGCCGAGCACAACGCCAAGGTCGATGAGGCGATCGCGGCGGCCAACCGGCAGATGGCGGCCAACGCCCTGCAACTTCGGTCGATCAGTGCGACCACCGTCGCGCAGCGCGCCCAAATCGCTGCCGAGCAGTCCCTGGCTTCGACCGAAAACTCGCTGATGACGGCAGTGCAGCGGACGACCCTCGCCGAGCAGGCGCGACAGCAGGTGCTGCTGCAGTCGAAGGCTGCGGTCGATCAGATGATCATGGCGCAGGAGGGCGAACTTCGGCTGCTCGAGGCCTCGATTTCGTCGATCAACATGGAGAAGGGCGCTCGCGAGTCATTGCTTGCTGGCATCCGTGCCGAGAACCAACTCAAGCAGATGGGCATCGACATCAATAGCGAGCTTGCTCAGACTTACATCCAAAATGCTCAAGCCATTGGCAAAATGACGGTTGAATTGCAGCGCGCCGAGGCGGCGCAGCGGACCATGAATACGACAACCCAACAGGCCGCGAAGATCACGAACAGCATCATCACCGCCGAGCGCTCGATGCAGGACGTGATGTCGGCCGGCGGGGGCATCAGTTTTGAAAGGAAACAGTCGATCGAGGAGATGATGCAGAACAGAAGCGCCGCTGAAAACCCGCGCGGGCTTGCGGCGCAGAGTTACGGTGGCGAGATGAGACTGACGTGGGAAGATATGTTCCCAGAGGCCGAGGACGCGGGGGAAGGCCTCGATAGATTCGCTGATTCAGCCACGACCGCCGCCGACAAACTCAGCGCGATCAAGGAAATCGATATCAGCGACATCGGCGACGAGATCACGCGCCTGCGCGATTTGCAGGAGGCCGCGCTCAGTCGAGCCTACAAGCCAGATCCATACATGGAGAAGAACCCCGAATTTTTCTATAACGGCGAGAAAATCATGAAGGAGGGGCAGGACAGGATTTTCGACGGCCTGCAAACCCAGATCGAAAAGCTGCAGGGGCTGCAAGCGTCGGTCGGCGCTTTGATCGCGCAAGGCGCGGCCTTGCCGCAGACGTTGGTCAACGCGCTGATTGCGGCGGGCTTCGGCAACATTGCCCGCGATATCGCTGAAGCCCTGGTGCCCGCATCGACACCATCGGTCACGCCGAATCCGACCGCTGTGCAGGGCTGGACTTTCAGTGGCATGACCGAGGGCTATAAAAACACCTTCGGTATGACCGAGGGCTACAAAAACACCTTCTATAACGCCAAGACATATAATACCGGGATGTAGCGATGGCGCAGCTCACCACCGTCCTGCAGACCACGCACCTCGCTTCGGCGAGCGGCGGCGTCACCTATTCGACGGTCGTGTTTCCCGGCTCGACCGGGCTCGAGAACCGCAACCAGCGCTGGCAAACCGGACGGCAGCGCTGGTCGCTGACCTGGCGCGGTTATCTTTCCGAACTGCAGCCCGTCCTCGATCTTTTCGACGAGGCGCTCGGCGTGGCGAAGTCGTTCAAGTTCGCCCCGCCGGGTTATGTGGAGGGCGATTTTCGCTTCGACAGCGATGTGATCACGATCGGGTATGCGCCGAGCCAGAAGGGCAATGACTACATCGCGACGTTGAGCCTCAACGTCATCCAGGTGCTGGATGAATGAGAAATCTCCCGGATCTCCTGGAAGCAGAGCTGCAAGGCGCGACTTACGGCATCTGCCGCCTGATCACCATTACGCGCAAGAATGGCGCAGTTCTTCGCTTGGCCGAGAGCCAGGTCGATCTCACTATCGAGGGCTATACTTATGTGCGGGCGCGGGGCTTCCGCGTGTCATCGCTGCCCTTCAAGTTGAATGCAGGAGCCGGCAGCGCGGAATTTGAGATCTCCGTTGTCGATGGCGGGACGCCAGATCCTGACGACCTGCGCAATGGTTTGTACGATAGCGCCGAGGTCGTGATCTCGGCTTGCTCGCATCTCATCCCAGGCAACGGCAAGATCGATCTGTTCAGAGGGGACATCGGTGACATCACGCTCACCGAGCAGGGATTCATCAACGTCAAAGTCCTTGGCTTGTTGTCGCGGACGCAAAACCTGTTCGTCGAGCATTACACGCCGATGTGCCGCACCGAATTTGGCGATGCGCGCTGCAAGGTCGACCTCGCTCCCCTGACGGAGCCGGCGGTCGTGTCCTCGATCAGCAATTTCAACGTCGTCATCACCGGAGATGCGGCAGCGTTCCCCGCCGATTATTGGAAGCTCGGGCTGATCATCCCGACCGATGGGCCGGGTCTCGGCGATGGGTTCGAGATCCGCGGCTGGACCCCGCCGACGCTGCTGACCTACCTGCCGGTGGCGGGACATCTCGATCCCGGCAACCACGTCAACATCATCCCCGGCTGCAATTTCACGCGCGGCGCGCAGGGCTGCAATCGCTGGAATAACATAGTGAACTTCCGAGGCGAACCGTTCGTCCCGGGTACCGATGCGGTCGATATCAACTACACCGACTGGGGCGTAACCGGTGGCTAATCCCTATGCCCCGTGGGTCGGGACTATCAACTACTTCCTCACGCACGGGGCCACGTACTCCAACCTGGGCGGGGGATACTGGGCGCTGACCCTTCCCCGTGCGTCGTCGTCGACCCCATCGACGGGGGGTGGGGGCGAGCCTGCCGGGCCGCCGCCTATTCCCGAAGCGCTCAATCAAGCGGTCGGCGTTTGGGGGAAAGTCATCCCCATCAGCATGGGCCAACGGCGACTTTCGCCACAGGTCATCTGGCTCAAGAACCCGGTGTCGATCGGCGTCACCAAGACCGCCGATTTCGCCGTGAGTTGGGGTTACAACGCCGACGACAACCCCGAGAATACAATCGTCACGACGCTCTACGCCGACGCTACCAAAATCTGGTCGATCAGCGAGGGCGCGCTGTTGCCGGGTGGATGGAGCTGGACGCTCTATCCCGGCACCGAAACGCAAATGCCCGACCCCACCATGCTCGCCGTCAATGGGGCATTGGAGACCCCTGCGTACAGGGGACAAATTTATGGTGTCTTCAAGGATTTCCCCTTGGAGAAGTTTGGCTACAAACTGCCTGGCATCTCGGCCGAGATCGTCGGCTCCGGTCCCGAGGCGCCGCGCAACGATTCGTGGAATCCGGGCGACAGGCATCCATTCGTCGTCCTGGAATCTCCATTTACTCTCTCAAAACTTGTCCCCGCAGGGGATGCGACCGTAGACGCCTTTTCGGCGACGGGCGTGCGCTCGCGAACCTTTCACCGTCGCGGGCAGTACTATTTTGAACTGACGCTCAACGCGCATTGGACCGGCATGTGGTCCGGGTTCGCCGGCACGATCGGCATCGGCGGCGGCGTCTCGCTCGCGTCATCGCCGCTCACGAATACGCCCGGCAATACCGACCAAAGCGTCGGTGTCGGAGTACCGTCGATGTCGACGAGCGATCCCAACCAGCGTCTGGCGGCAGGACACGGCTATGTCGTCACTGGTCCTGATGCATGGGGACCGGGTGAGACTGTCGGCCTGCACATCAACATGGACGAGGGCTGGGCCAAGGGCCGCAACGTCTCGAGCGGCGGGGCCTGGACGGCAGCCTGCTACTACGTCAAGCCGCAAAATCCGACCTTTGCCGAGATCGAAATCGGCGATCCGCTCTACGCGCATGCGTCCGTGGCGATGGGGCCGGCGACTTATCTCGTCGAGTACGCCGACCGGCAGACTGTCAACTTCGGAGCGAGCCCATTTCTCGGGGCGATTCCAGCGGGCGCCACAGCATGGAACGGTGACGGCGGCACGACGGGGGCGCTCGGTGTCGTTCCGCTGCGCGACTTCATCAGCAAGATCGCTATCTATTGCGGCCTGGTGCCCGAGGACGATCTCGACTTTGTCGGCATCGACGATGTCATCCACGGCGGATTGATTACCAAAGACACCACGTTCACCGATTTTCTGAGTGTGCTCGGGAGAGCCTACGGCTTCGACTATTTCGAGGGCGAGCAGATCCGCATTGTCAGACGGGTGGTCGGTTCCACCTATGTCATCGACAAGGCGATCCCGCAAACCGACTTGATCGTCGAAGGTGATCGCGCCATCGCCACCAACCGGCGGCGGGACGATAGCCCGAACGAGATCGAGTTGAGCTATATCGACGTGACTCAACAATTCCGTTGGAACATCCAGCGCGGTCGCCGCATCCTCTTCCCGGTCAAATCGACCACCTCGCGACGCAAGGATCAGTTCGCGATCCCGATCATTACGACTGCCAACGATGCGTTGACGATGGCGACCAAGGCCATGTTCCGCGACGCGGCGCAGAACGTCGATCATGCGGCTTCGCTGTTGCCGAAACACATGAACATCGAGCCGAGCGATATCATCACGCTCACCGCAGGCGATACCGAGTACACCGTCAAAGTCACGACTGTCTCGATGAATGTCGACGGTCGCGTTTCCTTGACGGCGGTGAACCTGCTCACCGACGAAGACATGGCGCTCGAGGCCGATCCGGGGACGCCGAACCTGCCGTACTCGGGCGGGCGCTGGGAGTGGTCCTCCGAGGAAGGTCCCGACGAGATGCACTTCTCGCAGGATCTGCCCGGCATCCTGATTGCCACCGATCGACCGGACACCTTTGCCGGCTCGTTGAGCACTGTCGCGCTGGTTGCCACTGATCGCCCGGATGTCTTCGCCGGGGCGCAGGCGGCACCGATCGCGGTGGCACTGTCAGGGCCGCTTGAAGTCCTCGCCAACGCCGCCGTAGGCGAGATCATCGGCATTCTTTCGGCCTCGGGCGGCACGGCGCCGTATACCTTCTCGGAGCAGGCCGACGCTGGCAATAAGTTCACGGTTGCCAGCAATGGCGTCGTGACGCTCTCGGCAACGGTCACGGCCGGGACGTATGCCTTCACGGCGCGGGCGACTGACGCTGGCAGCATTACCGGCGACCAGGCTTTTACCATCACCGTCACGGCCAACAGCGCGTCCTATGCCAATGCCGGTGGCACCGGCAATCGCACCAGCTCGATTACGGCGACGACCTTCGTCGCCTTTGCGGGCGGCGCCATGAGCAATCTGATCAACGGCACGGTCGACAATGTCGCATTCTTTGCCGCCGGCAGCCCTCGAAATGGCTTTGCTTTCGACTTTGGCGCGGCAACCTACAAGAACATCACCGAGATCACCTGGAAGCAATCGAACACCACCACGCACGGAAACTGGTTCGTCCTGGCCTCTAACGACAACAGCAACTGGCGGGTTCTGACCGCTGTCTTTTTGCTCGGTAGCTCCACGACGCAGACCATCGCGCTCACCAACAATCCATACGGATATCGCTACTATCGGCTCATTCACCACATCAGACCGGAAGCCAGCTCGAGCCCTTGGATTCAAGAGATCGAGTTCAAGATTATGGCCGGGCCGCAGGCACCGGATATTTCAACGATCCCGGATTATGGGAATGCCGGTGGCGTCGGCGAGCGGACCAGCATCGTGACGCTCACGGTCAGCAACTTGCCTTTCCTGCAGGGATCTCTTGCTTATCTTCTCGACGGCTATATCTCCGGTTCCGGCAGCATTCTGGCGCAGACCGCCTACCAGTGGTCGGGCGCATCGGCCGGGGCTTGGATCAAGTTCGACTTCGGCAGCGCCAAGAAAATCACCGAGGCGACGGTTTATGGCTACGGCTCGCCCACCGCACTCGGCACCTGGAAATATCAAGGCTCTCCCGACAACAGCACCTGGACCGACATCGGGTCGTCGTTCAGTTGGACAACCGCCGAAGCTGGCACAGTGACCGACCTCTCCGCAAACACCGCGAGTTATCGCTACTACCGTCTCCTGCATGTGAGCGGCGCGATCGGCAACGGTACTCTCAGCGAATTCGAGTTCAAGATCTCCTCATAGGAAACCACCGACATGGGTGTCATCTACAACGCCACGCTGCGCACGACGCGCATGAATGATGTCAAGGCCGCCATCGATGCGGGCTCCGGGCCTGGCACGCTCGAGATCGGCACTGCCGGTATGGCGTCGATCCTCGGCGTGCTGACGCTGTCAGATCCATGCGGGACGGTGTCTGGCGATGTCCTGACGTTTGCCGCTATCACGCAGGACTCGTCAGCCGATAATTCCGGCACCGCTGCCGCAGCGCGCATCAAGGATTCAACCGGCACGGTGGTGATCTCCGGGCTCACAGTCGGGACCAGCGCGGCCGATATCATCTTCTCCAACGTGACGATCACCGCCGGTCAGCCGATCCCGCTCACCTCTGCGCAAATCGCGCATAACACCTCGGGGACTTGAGGAGGCTAGTATGGTGCAAATTCTGATCACGCTCCTCGTTGTTTGCCTCGTGGTCGGCCTCATCTATTACGTCGCGGATGCACTGCCGATCCCGCAGCCTTTGAACAAAATCGTCAAGATCGTCGCAATGGTGATCGGTTGCTTGATCATCATCTTCGCGCTCTTAGGGCTGGCAGGCTATGATGTCTATCCGGTCGTCCCGCGACGATGAGAGTCAGATGGCGCCATTGCCGCCTTACCCCCCGAGACCGCCCGACATTTGCGTGGGATGTTAGGAAGGAACCCTGTCGATGCGATCCTTGAACCACAACGAGGGCATGGCGATCATGGTCTCGGCACTCTGCGCCGTCATGCTGACCTCGCTCGTGATCATGTCCTTCTACTGGGACCTAGCACGATAACCGCAGGGGAGATCGTCATTGGCACAGGCGCGTTCATGGTCATCTTCGGCTTCATCGCCCTGGCGCTCATCTACTACGCGCACAAATGACAACCGGGCAGAACGGCAACGGTCGACCGCTGTCGATCCGGCTGCTCAACGCCATCCAGGAGATGACGTGGCAGACGGCGCTGATCATCGTGCTCCTGGCTTTCATCGCGGCGCCGGTCTACGTCGTGTGGAAATTCGCCACTGACCAAACTTTCCGGCATGACTTTATGAGCAGCTACGAACATGTTTCGGCCGATGTCACTTGTGCCGTCATGATAGCCTCGACAGCACAAACCTCCGACCGCATGCAGATCGCTGCCGCCTACGACGCGCGCAACCGGATCGAACGGATCATTGTTCATCGTTCTGAAGGCGAACTGAATGACGCCGAGATCCAGCGCGTCTGTGATGAAGTGCAAAAGGACGCGCAGATCATGCGCAATGCCATTGCTCAGCAGATTCGCGACGAGCAGGAATCGCGCGGTATGCTCAAGCCATGATCGTCAAGTTTCCCTGGCTCGACGTTGTCGTCCTGATCGGCGGGATCGTCCTTCTGATCACCATCCTCCTGTACGGGTTCTGACATGTCGGACGAAGCAAACGGCACACTGAAGCTTGACCTCACGCAGGTCAGGACAATCGCCCGCGAGGAGCTTGCTCCCATCAAGGAGCAACTCGACCGCATCGAAACGGCGATCGGGGCAGGCAGCAGCGTCGAACCGGAACCACCCGAACCGATCCTGCCGTCGCCACCGCCGCCACCGCCGCCACCCTCGCCACCGCCGCCGTCCGGGACGGGCTTGGGCTATCGCATCGGGTTCTATGGTCCTTGGGCCGAGTTCACGCGCATGGAGGGACTGCTCCAGCGCAAGATGGATCAGTCGATCTGCTACGTGAACCGCTATGGCGGCTGGGGTTCCTCGGGCGGCGGCTACTGTGACCTCGGCGGGGCTTTCAATCTGCCCGACAAGCTCGCGCATGTGCCTTACGTCACGATCCAGATCCCGACGCTCCTCAACGCGGGCGTTGCCGGTGGCACCACGATGCCGGCCAGCGCCGCAGGGCAGTACGATCAATACTATGTCAACCTGGCGCGAGCGCTCGCGCCGTACAAAGACAAGATTTTGGGGTTCTCCGTGAACTGGGAGTTCAATGGGTTCTGGATGAATCATGGCGTATCGAGCAACAGCTCAGGCGGGCTGCGCTGGCAACCGAACGACTTCATTCAGTCGTTCCGGCGCCTCGCGACGATCCTGAAACAAGAATGTGCCGGCGTGCCGATTGTCTGGACGCTCAACAACGGTCCCGATTTCAATCTCCCAACCGGCCGGAAGGCGATCGACTACTATCCCGGCGACGATGTCGTCGACGCGATCGGCCTCGATCTCTATGAGCGCAACTGGCAGAACTTCGCGAACGCCAAATCCGCAGGCGGCCTCGACTATGTCGACTCATTCCTGAACGCGCATCCCGGCAAGCGTTGCGCCTTCCCGGAATGGGGTGCCTTCAACAACGACGGCAATTTCATCACGCAGATGGCCGCATGGTTCAAGGTGCGCAAGGACAAGGTGCTCTGGGAAACCTACTGGAACTCGCAGGACGGCGGCCAGCCTGGCACCAACCTCGCACCCGGCTCCGCGCTCGAGGCCGCCTACGTGAACGCCTACAAGGGAACAGCGTACTAGCGCTGGAGAGAGGATTTTTATGTTGCAGCTCATTGACGTCGCGGCCGTGCGCGGCAAGCGCGACCTGAAACTGAAACTCGGCGATCAGACGTTCGATGTCGGCATCCGGGAGGGGACGTTCACGCCGCGCACCGGGGTCTTCCGCTCGACCAAGGACGGCGAGGTCATCGAGGGCTTGGACTGCTCGGGCGCGCAACTCGAGATAGCTCACAACAACGTCACGGTGCGGAACTGCTACTTCCAGGCCAAAGGGTTCCATACCGTCTATCAGCTCGGCAACTGCTCGGGCGCGACGATCGAGCTTTGTACGTTCGACGGGCGCCCGGCGGGCACGAACCTGAACCCGTCTAATGCCGATTTCGTCTTCGCCCATAACCGGCCGATGACCATCCGGCAGTCGATCTTCCTGGACGCTGCCAACGACAGCCTCAACAATGTCGGCGGCACCATCGAGAAGAACATCATTATCGGTGGCGGCTTTACCTCGGGCGCGCATGCGGACGGCATCTCGGTGCATTTCACCGTCGCGCCGGTCAATGTCACGTCGAACTATATCGACTACCGCCAGCGCGCGGGCGCGGTCATCCCGAACGCCTGCCTGAAATTCGTGGCCGTGCCCTCGATCGGCGAGAGCCAGGGAGCCGGAACGGCCGGCATTAAGGACGCCATCACGGCGAAGAAAAACGTCCTCATCGGCGGCGGCTATACGATTTACATGAGCGGCAATTATGCTGTCGAGGACAACGTCGTGGACAGTTCGTACTGGTACGGCAGCAGCGACCAGGGCGATGTCTATCCGGGCACGCCGCCGGCCTCGTACAAGAACAACAAGAACATGGCCGATGTCCCGGCGACCTGGGTGGTGCTCGGCGAGAGCGAAGGCATCGCGCCGCCCGAGCCGCCGCCGCCCGACGACGCGCAACTCGCCGCGATCAAACTGGCGCTTCTCAAGCTCGCCGACCAAGTGGACGCCATCGAGTTAAGGGGGCGGACGTTGGTCGACAATCTCCACGTCGCCTAGTGACGCCGGTCGACCGATGGCTCTGGCTCATGCTCGCGCTCACCCTGCTCTCGATCGTCGGGCTGACGGCCTACTTCTTCCTGACGACGTGACGCCATGATCCCCGCGCCGGCCTACGAGATCCTGTCGCTGATCCGCATCACCGAGACGGGCAGGGCGGACCGCACGGCTTACGACACGATCTATTCGCATGCCGAAAAAAAACTCTCGAAGCCGATCACCGAGATGACGATCAACGAGCTGCAGGGGCATCAGCCGGGCTTCACCAAGTCGTTCGGGTCGAGCGCGAGCGGCGCCTATCAGTTCATGCTTGCGACGTTGAAAGACCTCGAGCAAAAGCTCTCGCTGACCGGCACAGAGATCTTTACGCCCGAACTGCAGGACACGCTGGGCTACGAGCTGCTGCGGCGGCGCGGCTACCAGGCTTGGATCGATGGGCGGACCTCGACCGATACGCTGATGATCGGCTTGAGCAAAGAATGGGCTTCGTTTCCCGTTCCAAGCCGAATGCGGGGCGCACACAGAACTGTCGAACGCGGGCAGTCCTATTATTGCGGCGACAACGTCAACAAGGCGTTGATCGGTCCCGATAAGGTCTGGCTCGTTTGCGAGGCGGCGCGCGTGATGACGACGATCCCGCCGAAGCCCGAACCGGTGCCTAAACCTGAAGTGCCCGAGGCACCTGGTCCGGATGAGGATGGGGTGCATCTTTCCCGCGAGGAGTGGCAGTACGCGATTGCGACGCTCTCCAACGCCCTCACCAACCCTGCCGTGCGCGATGCGATCGTTGCCGCGCTGACCAAGGAGCAGCCCGATGTCTGATGATGAAATCCAGCAGGCCGATTTTCCGACCGCGCTGGACGAGCTGATCAAGATCTTTCGTCGGCAAGGCGTGCCGCTGGCGGACATCGCGATTGCGCTCGAGGAGGCGGCGATCATGGCCGGTGAGGAAGACGACCTCGGCCCTGACAACGGGGAAGCAGCATGACCCTACCGCAGAAGCTCGACCTCAACTTGTACCGCGGCGACACCGAGCGCTTCCAGATCCAGATCTGGGACGATGCCGGCGCGACGCAGCCGGCCGACCTGACTGGCGTCACCTTCAAGGCCGAGATGCGCGACAAGCCGGGCGGGGCCAACCTGCTCGCGACGTTTGCGGTGTCCTCGAGCGCGCCGGGCGTGATCGATGTCCTGATCGATCATACGACGAGCACTGCTTTGCCGGCGGCGGGCTCGTGGGATCTGCAGATCACCTATGCGAGCGGTGACGTGCGGACGCTCGTCTACGGCAAGGTGAAAACGACGATGGACGTGACCGACAGCGTCGTCGGCGTCGGGCTGCGCAAGGCGAGGGCGGTCGCATGAATGTTTCTGTCGTCCTGCCCAAGAACGTTGTCTCGGTCGTTCCTGAGCCCGCACAGACGGTTTCGCTCGTCAGCAGTGGCGCGCAAGGCCCGCCCGGTGCACCCGGGCCACCGGGGCCGGCAGGCGGCCCGGAAGGGCCAGAAGGACCAGAAGGGCCGCAGGGAAGCGCTGGGCCACAGGGTCCGCAAGGTCCGCAGGGAATCGAGGGGCCGCAGGGCGTCGCCGGGTCGGGCATCACCATGCAGGGCTCGGTCCTCACGACGTTCAACCTGCCGGCCAGCGGCAACGTCCAGGGCGATGCCTACATCGTCCAGGAGGACGACAGCCTCTGGGTCTGGGATGGCGGCGTATGGGTTTCCGGCGGCTCGATCCAGGGACCACCTGGGAGCCAGGGACCGCTCGGGCCGCAGGGTGTGGCCGGGTCGCAAGGACCGGCAGGGCCAACCGGGCCGCAGGGCACTGTGGGTCCGAGCGGCGCGACCGGCGCGACAGGATCAACAGGCCCGCAGGGCATCCAGGGAATACAGGGCATCCAGGGCGAGCAGGGAGCCGCCGGCAGCGGGCTCTCGACAGCCGAGTATACCTACGCCGCCAATACCTCGCCGCCGCCCTCGACCGGGCAGATCCGTGCCAACAGCGCCACCGCGAGCGCCATCACCGCCTTCTATTTGCACAAGACCAACGCGGTCGGCGTCGATATCACCAACGCCATCGTGTTGATCACGCCCGGCAATAAACTGTTGGTGCAGGACAAGACTGACGCGACGCACTACGCGCATTACACCGCTGTCTCGAAAACCGACAACGGGACGTATTTCACCGTCAATGTGACGTGGATGGATGGTGGTGCTGCCTTCACGGTCGGTCGGGTGATCTTCGCGGTCTTTGGCCTCGGCGTCGAGCACAACTGGGCCGACATCCAGGGCAAGCCGGATTTCGGCACCGCGTCGCTCGTCGATTACACCGTGTCCACGAGCCCGCCATCCGGCGGCACCGATGGTGATGTCTGGTATCAAGTCGCTAGCTAGGAGTTTTCAACATGACTGTCACGACACCTGTTGCCGTCAAGCAAGCC